CCGGGCCGAGGCGGTTTGCATCCGCATGGGGGCCCGGGTCATCGACGGCCTCACCGGGGCCCCGGTGACCTTCACTCGCCAGACCGGCGGGGCCACCGCTTACTGGGTCGGCGAAAACAAGGAGATCACCGAGAGCGCCCTTAAGGTCGGCGAACTCAAGATGATCCCTAAAAAAGTGGCGGCTCTGACCAAGCTGAGCAACGAACTGGTGCGCATGTCCAATCCCGGCGCCGAGTCCATGGTGCGCCAAGACTTCGCCATCGCCCTGGGCCTGGCCATCGACCTGGCGACCTTGCGGGGTTCCGGCTCCGAGAACCAGCCCCTGGGGATCGCCAACACCCCGAATATCAATGCCGTGATCCTGGGCGACAACGGCGGCCTGCCGGATTTTGACACCTTCACCGACATGGAATATGAGGTGAGCGTGAATAACGCCCTCCGGGGCAACCTGGGATTCGTGTTCCACCCGGCGATTCGCCGCCTCCTCAAGAAGCTGAAGATCAAGCAGTTCACCGGTGACACCTCCGGTGAATACGTCATCGCTCCCTTCAGCGATGCCCAGCTCGAATCCTACCTGGGCTACAGGTTCGGCATGACCACGCAAATCCCCATCAACCTGACCAAGGGCAGCGCCGCCAACTGCAGCGAGCTTTATTTCGGCAACTGGGCCGAAGTGCTCATCGGCCAGTGGTTGGGGTTTGAAATCCTGGCCTCCAACGAGGCGGGAACCGCCTTTGCCAGCGACCAGACTTGGGTCCGCATCATCTCCCAGGTGGACATCGCCCTGCGCCATGCCCAGAGCATGTGCCTGTGCAGCGACGCCAAGATCGCTTAACCCTGAAACCCTGAGAGAGGGGGTCAGGGTCCTCGGGCTCGGGCCCCCGTTGCCATAGGAGAAAGCCATGAAAGGAAACGAAGACATCAAATCCGTCATCGGGATCGACCCCCAGGAGATCACCGGGGCCGTAGCCCCCGGGACCGCCGTTGAAGGTCCGGCGGTTGATCGTCAAGGTTTCGAGGAGGCCCTGGTCAACTTCCAACACGGAGCCTGCTCAGAAGGCGGCACCTTGAGCTGTAAGGTGCAGGAATCGGACACCACCACGGACGGGGATTTTGCCGACATTACCGGCGCGGCCTTCGCTAATGTCGCCGGCGGCGCCCTGGTAACCTCCGGGGGGTACGTCGGCCGCCTCAACCTGGCCGGCCGGAAACGGTACATCCGAGTGGTGGCCACGCTGGTGGGCGTCGACGAAACCGCCCTGGTTTCCGCCCTGGTGAGCCTGCACCAGGCCCGGGAGCTACCGGTTTCCCAGGTCAACGACCTGGCCTTCGACGTGAGCTAACCTATGGCTCTATACCGCGTCAGGGAAGGCTACGTAGTCCACCTTCCGGGGACTCGTCAGACATTATCGCCGGGGGAGGTCTTCGAGCCTTCCCCGGAGGTCCTCGCAAAGCAGAGCTGGAAAATCGAGCCGGTACAGGAGACCGAGCCTGTGAAAGAGGAACCGAAACCGGAAACCAAGGAAGTCAAAAAGCCCCCCCGCGATCGGGCCATTAAACCGGGTGAGACAGTAACCAAGTAAAGAGAGCCGCCATGAACCTGACCACCATCGAAAGCGTGAAACGGCTGCTGGGAGAAACCGAAGCCCTGGATGCCGACGTTCAGGCCCAGCTCGAAGCCAAGATCGCCGAGGTGTCGGCCCGGGCTGTGTCCTCTTGCAACCGCGCTTTCGAGAAGGTGGAACGGGTCAGCTATCACAATGGCGGGGGGCGCTACCTCTATCTCTCGGAAATGCCGGTTGCAGGAATCACCGAGGTTCTCTGGGCCCCTGATTGGGATTGGGATGCAGCCACGGTTTACGGCGCGTCGGACTATGCGTTGCTCTCCGGAGGCATGGTGGGGTTTCGCTGGGGATTATGGCCCTCCGGCGACAAGGCCCTGCGGGTAACCTACACCGGGGGCTACGACCCGGCCCCGGCAGAAGGTGAAGTGGAACCTGAAGGTTATGTAGCGATCCCGGCGGATCTGGAAGGCGCCGTGTGCCAGCAGGTAGTTTATGAATGGCGCCGGCGCAATGACCCCGGCCTTAGTGCGGTTTCTCTCCCGGACGGGACGATCAATAAGATGCAGGTGGGCGAATGGGTGGAGTCGGTGAAGGCTGTTCTTAATCGTTACCGCGTAAGGCCCGGGTAAAAAATGGCTGAGAAAGATGCGATCGAAAGCCTGGATAAAATCATCGAAAAACTGATCCCCAAGGCGATCCAGGCAGTCACCCGCACGGCCAAAAAGGTTGAGGCAAAGCTGCTCCGGCAGCATATGTCGGGGCATAGCGATAGTTCCTTGGGCAAGCGTACCGGTGCTGCGGCCAGGAGCTTGAAAGCAGATCCGGCCACGGCTAAAGGCACCGTTGTCACTTCCAAAATTACCGGCGGAGTGAACTATCTCAGAATCCATTTTACCGGCGGCATCATCAAAGCCAAAAAGAAGTTCCTGACCATCCCCACAGATTTTGCCAAGACCAATGCAGGAGTAGCTAAGGGGCGGATGGTCAAGGAGGGCAATACCTGGACGTTTTTGGGGATGCCGACCTTCATAGCTAAAGGGGTGATCTTCGGCAAGGTTGGTGGCTCGAACGCACGTTCAGAGGGTATCCGGCAGCGGCGGGCGGCGGGGGAGAAGGTCGGCAAAGGGCAGATCATTCCCCTTTTCATCCTCAAGAACTCAGTGGTCATCAAACGCCGGATTGACCCCAAGGTGGATATAGTCGATTGGGCCAAGCCGGTTTTGACCCAGGAACTTAAAAAAGCCGGGCTTCTCAAGGTCGGATGACGCCATGGCAGATACCATCAAAACCCAGGTGATGAAGTCCTTGGGAACGGCCTTGATTTCCGGGGTCGCCGGAGTTGAAAAGGTGCATCGCCGCGATCCTACAGGAACAGACCTGGAAAAGATCAAACAGGCGCAGTTGTTCTTTTATGAAGACGACCACGAGCGGGCGCGGGGCAACCGGCACGCCCAAGGAACGATCCGCCTGGAGATGGTGGCTTGGATTCGCCTCAAGGCCGACAAAGATCACGGCTATCCAACCTTTTACGACCAGGCGGACGAGATCGCCGCCCAGGTTTACATGGTGATGAACGGCCCTTCAGTCCTCGCCAGCCCGGTAATCCGGGTGCAAGAGGAACTGAAGCGCCCGGCCATCGGCAATGAGTCTTTTGGCGAGTTGGTCTTGCGTTACCGAGTAACCTACGGTCACGCTCTTAATAACCCTTTTACCGCCACTTTAACGTAGGAGGCACAGCCATGCAGCCGCCGAACCTTGACAATCTGACTTTGCCGGGCGGCATAGTCTTGAATTTCGATGTCGGAACCGGGATGCGGGACCTGGGCGAGATCGTCCCTGACAGTCTGGAGATCGAACCCAAGAGCACGGAGTACGTCTTTGAATCTCAACGCTCCGGCAAATTGCGTCCCGCCAGGGTTTTCTCCATTAAAGAAGAAGTCACCATGAAATTCAAACTGGTGGAGCCGGTGATCGACAACCTGCGGCCCTTCCTCAAAGGCGGCGCCATCACCGTGGTGGGCGAAGGGACTGCCGCGGTAGTGGACCAGAAAGCCACCCTGAACGGCACGCTGCTCGCCTCCCTGGGGAAATACGGCCTATCGACGGTAACGGTGCGTCAGTTCCTGGATAAGTGCTTCGTCTTTGACGGGGCGGCCTACACCGATCATTCCGCCGAGGCCGACGCCCTGGCCGGAACCCCCTTCACTACCTTACAAGACGCCGGCGACGCCCTCTATCTGGGCAAGTTGACCCCGTTCTCCGAAGTCTATTTCAACTTCGGGACTGAGGGGGTTTATGGCGGTGTGGTGGTGGAATACTGGAACGGCAGCGCCTGGGCGGCGGTGAGCGGTCTGGCGGGTGCGGCCGCGGCCCTGGCGGCCGACGGTAAGATGAACTGGGACTTGCCCACCGATTGGGCCACCACCATCGTCAACAGTTCCGAGGCGATGTATTGGCTCAAGATCACCGCCACCACCCCCTGGACCACTCCGGCCACCATCAACTGCATCCGTCAGAACGGGGTGCAGAACACCGACTGGATTCTGGACCCTGGCCAGGTGTCCGGAGGCCTGGAAGTCGGGAAGGTCGGGCGTCTGTCCGGAGGCTTCCTGGAA